AACGTATTCAACACCACCGCTACTACAGTTAATGCATTTGGTGCTGCAACAACTATAGACATTGGTGCCGCAAGTGGTACTACAAGTATCAATAACAACCTAGATGTTGACTTAGATCTTAATGTAGATGGTGGAGACATTACTACAAATGTAACTGGTACATTTAATCTTCTAAATGCTAACGCTAATATTGTTAACTTTGCTGGTGCTGCCACTGCAATTAATATTGGTGCTTCTGGTGCTCATACAACCACGTTAGGTTCTGCAACCCTAGTTGGTACAGAAACAACTCAAAACGTATTCAACACCACCGCTACTACAGTTAATGCATTTGGTGCTGCAACCACAATCAATATTGGTGCCTCTGGTGCTCATACAACTACATTAGGTTCTGCAACTTTAGTTGGCACTGAGACTACACAAAACGTATTTGATACTACTGCGACTACAGTAAACGCATTTGGTGCTGCTACAAACCTCAATGTTGGTGCAGATACTGGTACATTGACGGTCGGAAATCCAACTGTTGTTGGTACTCAGACAACTCAGAATCTATACAACACTGTTGCTACCACCGTTAATTTTGCAGGTGCAGCAACTGCAGTGGAAATTGGTGCCGCTACTGGTACTACGAGTGTCAATAATAATCTAGATGTTGATGGTGATCTTAACGTTGATGGTCAAGACATCACAACGAACGAAGCAACTTTTAATCTCCTTAACACTAATGCAACTACAATTAATGCATTTGGTGCAGCAAACAATTTAAATATCGGTAATGCTTCAACTGAAGTTGACTTTGGTGATTTGAGAATCGTCGGATCTACCATTTATAGTGATAACTCTGGTGCTCAGACAATCACAATTGACCCATATCCTGCTGGTGGCGATCAAGGTGGAAACGTAGTTGTTCGTGGTAACCTACAAGTCTCTGGTACTACCACAACAGTTAATTCTACAGTAATGACAGTCAATGATCCTGTCTTTACTCTTGGAGATAGTATCAGTGAAAAAACAGTAGTATCTGCTGCAAATAGTGGTCAACCAGACGTTGTTCTTGACAGTGTAGATGGTCTTAATGTTGGTGATATTGTTTCTGGTAACGCCGCAATTCCTAATGGAACCACAATTTCGGCAATTAATGGAACCACCATCACATTAAGTGCAAACCTGACTTCTGGTATTGCAGCAAGTACAAATACTTCTCCAAAGATTCTAACCTTTACTCAAGGTGCAGATGATATCAAAGATCGTGGTATTGAATTCAAGTACTATAATGGTGGACTAAAAACTGGATTTTTTGGTTACGATGAGTCTGGTACTTCCGAAGGTGCTGGTACTACTTACTATTTCACATATATCCCTGATGCAACCAACACTTCACAAGTATTTACTGGTACTGTAGGTAGTGCATACTTTAATACAACGAAGTTGGAAATTGGTATCCATAAAGGAGTTCCATTCTTTGATCAGTATAAGAAACTAACTACAACTGCAGCCGCTGGAACTTCAGATGCTACCACTTCATATCAAATCTTAACGGTTGATGCTTCTGGTGTTCCTGTTTGGACAACCACAATTGATGGCGGAACCTATTGATAAATAGTTTAAAAATGAGGTAATTATGAGTCCTGATGAAGCGAACACACTCATGCAAGTCATGAGTAATAAAATTAATCAACTCACCCAACAAAATATAATGTTGGAATCTAAAGTGATGTATTTGAACTCTGTAGTTCAGCAATTGCAGAGTTCAAATGAAAAAGTAAATGATGGTGAAGATTATGATGAAGAACCATCCGTAAAACAAAATAATGGCAAAACCAAGCAGCAGGTCACAACTTAAAGAGTATTGCTTACGCAAACTTGGTAAACCAGTCATTGAAGTTAACGTCGATGATGATCAAATAGAAGATCTTATCGACGACACTATTCAACTTTTCAATGAAAGGGTTTATGATGGAGTCGAGCGTGTATACTTAAAGTATAAAATTACTGCAGAAGATATTGAAAACGGTAGAAACAGAAATACAACAATAACAAAAACAGATACTAATGCTGGTACTATCCCTTCAACAAAAACATTAACATTTGAGGAGGGAAGAGGATACTTGACTGTTCCAGATCATATTATAGGTATCCAGGGAATTCAACCAGTTGCCAATACATACGTTAATAGTATGTTTGGTTTTAGATATCAATTTTTCTTGAATGATTTTTATAATTTTTATGCATATGATATTTTAAATCTAGAGATTACGATGCAGTATATCGAAACTCTGGAATTTTTAATTGAGGGTAAAAAACCAATTAGGTACAATAAAGTACAGAATAGACTTTATATTGACATGGATTGGCAAAGAGTTGCTGAAAATGATTATATTTTAATTGATTGTTATAGGGCACTTGATCCAAATGATTTCACAAAAATATATAACGAGAGATTTGTAAAAGAATATCTGACATCTCTTATTAAAAAACAATGGGGTCAAAATCTTATTAAATTTACTGGGATTAAGATGCCAGGTGGTGTAGAGTTTAATGGTAGACAAATATATGATGATGCTCTTGCAGAACTAGAAAAAATAGAAAGTAAGATGTTGAGTACATACGAATTACCACCACTTGACTTTGTAGGATGATATGGCTAAGAACGTATACTTCTCTGGCGGAACAACATCAGAACAAAGATTATATGAAGATTTAATCATTGAATCTTTAAAAATTTATGGTCATGATGTTTATTATTTGCCGAGAGAAATAATTAAAGAGGATGATCTCTTCACAGAAGACGTTCTTTCTAAGTTTGATGAAAACTACATGATCGAAATGTATCTCTCCAACTTTGAAGGGTTTGAAGGTGATGGATCACTTCTAACTAAGTTTGGGGTAAGAATTACAGATGAAGCAACTTTTATTGTTGCTAGAAGACGCTGGGAAGATCTAATTTCATCTTCAAATAATCTTGTGTCTAACTTCAGACCAAATGAAGGTGATGTCATTTATTTCCCCCTAACTCAACAACTATTCCAAATAAAATTTGTAGAACACGATAAACCATTCAGACAACTAGATGCTATCCAGACATATGGATTGATATGTGAGTTGATGGAATACACTGGTGAAAGAATGGAAACTGGTGTTGACGAAATTGATAAAATTACTAGAGACATTGGTTATACTCAGAAGTTCTATATTACAGATGGTATCAAAGAAGTTATAGTTACAAATGGTGGTTCTGGATATGGTTCTGGAACTGTTACTAATTTTAGTGGTGCTGGTGGAGCAACATCTACAACTAGTGTTAGCGGTGGTGTAATTACATCTATCAATATCACAAATCCAGGTTCTTATTCTACAAATCCAGTAGTTTCATTCACTGGAACTGGAACTGGTGCCACAGCGTTAGCTAAAGTTGCTTCAAAGGGTAATTTTGAATTTCATGAGATTGTCAGGTCAACCGGCAAAACAGCAAGGGCATATGCTACACTAACTGGAGATTCTATAGGTGATATTATTGTTTATAAAAATGGTTCTGGATATACATCAACACCAACAGTGACAATATCTGCGCCAAATACTACTGGAGGAACGCAAGCAACAGCTACAGCAACTAGACTATCCGATAGAATTGTTGATGTTGTTATTACAAATCCAGGATCTGGATACACATCTGCTCCAACAATCACAATTGCTTATTCACCAGAAGAAGCAGAAGGGAAGGTAACTAGATTTGATTTTACAAATAAAGAACTGGAACTTATAGACATAGATGGTGAGTTTACAGATAATGATACGTTAGTTGGTTTAACCAGTGGCGCTGAGTGGGTTATAAATACGTTTAGTTCTATAGAAAATGAAAACGATCCAGAAGCTGAAAACGATTACTTTGAAGTTGAAGCAGACAAGATTCTTGACTGGACTGAAACTAATCCATTCGGTGAATATGGGAATATGGGAGTCTTCTAATGTTAGGTACACACTTTTATCACGAAATTATTCGTAAAACTATTGTTGGCTTTGGTACTCTCTTCAACAACATTGAGTTGAGAAGAACTGACAAAGCAGGCAATATTATTCAGACAATTAAGGTTCCTCTTGCATATGGACCAAGAGAGAAATTTCTTGCTAGACTAGATGCAGAACCACAACTAGATGGAAGATCTGAAGTTCAGATTCAACTTCCAAGGATTGCATTCGAGATGAAAGGAATCTCATATGATCCATCTAGAAAGTTAAGTCCAGTAAATATCTGCACAAGTCCAAAATCTTCCGATACTAAAGCAATATATAAACAATATTCTCCAGTACCATACAATATTGATTTTGAAGTTAGTATCCTTAGTAAAAATAATGATGACTCGATTCAAATTCTTGAACAAATTCTTCCATATTTTCAACCAGTATTTAATATTACAATCAAACTAATCGAAGAAACAGAACAAATTAAAGATATACCAATTATATTAAACAACGTTGGTATACAAGATGATTATGAAGGTGACTTCAGAACAAGACGGGCACTTATCCACACTCTAAATTTTGTAGCAAAAACTTATCTGTACGGTCCTGTTGCAACTCAAGATATTATCAGAACTGTCAATGTTGATATTGGAACTGCAATTAACGCTGGATCACGCTATGTTAGATACAGTGCAACTCCTGCCGCATTGCAAGATTACACCCAAGATGGAACTGGAATTGATTTTGCAAATGTAAATATCAACAGCAATACAATTACACTTACAAATCATGGTTTTGTAACTGGAGATTTTGTAACATACAGATCAGATCCAAATGGACAACCAATTGGTGGACTTACTGATCTCCAGGAGTATTATATGATTAAAATAGATAATGATAACTTCCGAATAGCATCAACAAAATATAATTCTCAACGAGGTTTACCTGTAGACTTGACTTCTCAGGGAACTGGTGTTAATCATA